GGGACGTAGAGCCCGTCATGAGCGCACACGGCGTCAAGGACGGCGGTTGCGTCCAAGTCGAACGGGTGCTTGACGGCGGGTGAGCCAACCTTAAGCAGGAGCTGCGTGAACCACCAACGCTCATCCTCCTCGAACGGCTCAACTCCGCGGCCCAGCGGGTGGGCACGCGCTACTGCGCGGGCCAGATCACCCAGGACCGGCGCGTCCCAGTCCGTTACGAGCAGCGCCGCAGCCTTCTGGGCGGCGCACGTCTCCAACGGCACATCTTCCGGCTGCGTCGTGACACTGAAGCCACCGAGGCAACGCTTGAGCTGGCCCATGCTCCATGGACTCACCCAGGGGTTCGGGTACGAACGACCGAGGAAGTTCAGCAGGCCGCCGCGTTTGACGGGCCGGATCGTGATGAGGTAGCCGTACTCGGCCGCGACATCGACGATCAGTTTGAACTCCGCTTCCCAGTCGTCCCCCATGGGAAATTGCACCCCATCGTCTCCGAACAAGAGCGGCGGCGACTTGCCGATCGCGGTCTTGTGTGCGTCCTCAGCGCTCAGCTGTGGGGACGTCTTAGCTAGGTAGCGGCGGCGTGCCACGTAGACCATGAAGCAGCTGCCCCAGATCCCCAGCAACGATGTATCAGGATAACCACTCATGGTCGCACCCATGAGGTAGTAAGTGAACAGCACTACGCCGTCAACTGTCGCGCGGACCATCGTCAAAGCCACGCGAATCCAAAATCCGAGCGCCCAACGGCGCCGGTGCTGCTCCACCATCTCGGCGATGAGAGCCCAGAGAAGCCCGGCGAGCCACAGCATGCAGCGCGCGTCGTAGCGGCTGAAATCACTCTCGCCAACCACTTCCGCACGGCGCACACGCTGGTGCACCGCCTCCTCTTGGTAGTAGAGGTTCATGCCTGCGCCGTTGTACGGGTGCAGCCAGAACGCGTGGGCAGCGGGGTACGTGAGAGTCGACATACTCATCTTCGTACGAGTGTCCGACGTCATGATGCTCCGCGGGTCGGCAAACGTGCCGCCTTTCTCCATCTTGACGTGCTGCTGGGCTGCGCTAGCCGGGTTGCCGGCGAAGTCGGCCGTGATACGCTCCATCTCCTGACGCTGTCGTGCGTTGAAGTGTTCGTAGATCCGACCAGGCTCCGCGGGCGCGAAACTTTCGGGGGGTTCGGCCCCCGGCCGCTCCCGCTCGAAGCGGAAGAGCGCGGCACGCACGAGCAACGTGTCTTTCTGCAGCATGATGTCAGCTGCGAAGCGCACGAAGTCGGCGTGATACGGCGCGTCGGTTGCCGGCGGGAGTAACGGCTCCGGGCGGACTGACAGCAGTCGGGACTGGACGGCGTAGATCGCATTAGCCATCGTCCGCATCGGGGCGCTCGCCCCGGAGACAAAATGGCTCTTGAACAGCGACCTGTGGCGGCCCTTGATCTCCTCGGTGAAGTCCGAGTAAACCACCGTGGCGTTTGGGTCGGTCTCGACCGCACACGGCAACCCGACCGCCGACACTGCCGGCGGTCCTTTCTCCCACGTGTCCGTGAGGACGCGCATGCCTTTCGTTGCAAGTGCGGGGACTACAACGACGAGGAAACCCAGCAGATCTTGCCCGTCCGGTTTACCCTGCACGTACGTGTGCACGGCGGACAGCTTGTACCCAATGGTGGATGAGTACCGAGCAGTCAACTGCTGCAGTTCCGAGAGCAGAATGCTCATCGAACTGTCCCCCCCCGGCCAACGCATGTGCGCGTAGACGGCGCCATCTGGAGCCGCTAACGCACTCACGTCCACGTCGACGTTCTGGAGCGTGCAGCGCACCAGAGGCGGCGGCTTCAGCCGTGGCCCATGGCGCACGAAACCCAGCCGCTCCGCCCACAGCGAGCTGCTCACGTCCGGGGTAAAGAGGACAAGCCGGCGCAGCCCGTCCGGGCTGTACTCGACTGCCGTCACGGCCACGTCATAAGTGATCGTGCCCGCCGCGGTTGCGAAACTG